ACAGTGTTGTCGTAAATTGTGAATTCGGTTATATTGAGTAAAATTTGGGTTTCGGTTAAAAAAGGCATAATAATAATAGTGAATTAAAAAATAAAAATGCATGGGCGTGTTCTTCTAAAACACAGCTCTAAAGATGGTGCATAGTCCACCTATTGTTTGTTTAAAAAATAGTCTATAATAAATAAGTCTTGGTTATATAAAGTAATTAAGTAGGGTATAGTTAAAGGTATAAAATTAAAATCATTTTCATGTGTAAAATCAGTAATATGTTGAAAATAAGTAGGATAGTCAAGTTCGTGTAAAAAAGCTTCGCGTTGGAAATTCTGTAATTTTGTCAATGTTAACTCTTCATTTCTGAAGTCGTCTTTGACATAATTAAGAGTTCCACACATGGTCACCTTATCCAAAGGTGCCACCATTTGCTGTAATCTAGTGTGATATCTGAATGTTCTCTTGAGGAAAGATGCATCTTCAAGCGAACCATAAGGTTGTTTCCACTCTGGGGTTTTATCCGCCGGAGTGTAATCCAACCCTATGGTCTGCATTGAGGCCTGCATGGTTTCTCCATTAAAAAATTCAGATACTTCATTAGAAATACCATTAATATTATCATCGCCGTACACAGCATTGTATACGTGTTTATAATAATATTGGATAGTAGGTATATGATTATTTCGATTGAAATAACATTCAGCAAAGGCGTAAGCTGTATACATTTTATTGACTAAACTGTTATATTCAGCAGTCATTCCTAAACCACTTGGCAAAGAGTGGTTTGTTATATAAGTGGTTTTAAAACTAATAGTTTGAGTATATATAATAGTAAATAATAAAAATTCCGCGATTTTTCGTTCATTCGCGGTAAATGAAGTAGGTTGTTCTAAAATAATTGAATTAATAGATTGTTGTATAACACTAAGCATTTTCTTGTCATAAAATTTGAAATCACCAGCAAAAACGCGTCCTCCTTTCGAAGTAACGTCTTTAGCTAGTGTTTCCCAGTCTTTGGAGAAAGGGTTGATTCCAACTTGTATGCCAGTCTGACGCTTATTGTTATGTATATAGGTTAATAAATTTCCGAAATATTTTCTAATTAAAATGGTATGTACTAATGGTGACATTTTGAATAATCTTGGCTTGTTAACTTTTTCTGAGTCTTTGAGTTCCAGTTTGTATTGCTCGGCAAAGTAATACTCTGGATATCGTCCTTGCAAAACATCAGTCTCGAATTCGATGATAGCTTTACGAAGTTCTGGTTTATATCTTCTATTTTCATAGTCGATATAATCAGACTTCGTACCGCTAAGACCGTATCCAACACTGGTGGTTTTATCTATCGGATTCAAAAACTCTCCACCGCTAATTATGTTCTCTTCAGTCCAAACACTCAAATGCACGCCGTTAAGGATATTACGAATAATATCCTCAGCGAAAGGCATATATTTGAGTATAGGGACTTTAGTAGGAACAAGACTAGCTTTGGAGAGTTCTTGAAAACGTTCGTAAGGTTTATCAGAAAAATTAACAGGCTTTCGAGTTTCTTCAAAAATGCCATTGACTAAAGAAGGGACTATGGTATTTTTTGTACTGGGAATAGAAAATTTATTCTTATCGAGAAATGCGGCACTACCACTCTTGGAGTAGGGTGATAGTGCTACATTGAAATCGCTAGGTCTATTAAAAAATTGTGTTATTACATCACGTGTCTTTTTTGAAAAGATACGTATAACACCTTTATTAATAGACTCAACGTACGCAACATGATGTCCAAGAAGACATCCATCCGGTGTTGTTAACACCGAACCACAGAGTGAATTTTCAAACACATCTGTAAGACATGCTTCACCACGCAATATA